TCAGCCATTTTGTAATACTCCCCTAAAACCACCACCACGCGCTGTCTCAGTAAAAACTTTCTTAACCTTCTGTTCAAAATCTAAAATTCCATAAACTGGAGCTTTTTGAATGTATGTTAAAGATACGTGTGTGCCAGATGATTGTCCGTATGGTACGATCTCTTCGCCTCCATGAGCTATAATAGGAACTGCCTGACTTGGTCCTCCAGGAACAATTCCACCTGTTTTATATGATAGAACATCCCATTTTCCAGTATCTGAATCATAGTTGGGAGTCATACCATATTGACTTTGTAAAACTGTGGATAAGCCCACGTTCTGTTGATGAAGACTTGATTGTTCTGCCTCAGATGCTGTCCACCAGGCTTTACTGTTTGCCATCATTGCCCCTAAAATATTATCAACGTCTGCGGATTGAGTCGATGCTGTTGCAGTTCCCTGAGCTCCTTGAGCTACCAAGCTCAACAGGGTTCCAACGGCACTTGTAATCGATTGTTTTTGGCTATTTAATCCAAGAAGAAGCTGTTCTCCAAAACTCTGTCCGGCATTTTGCCAAAGAGGATTGTAAGTTTTTAAAAGATCAATGATGTCATCATTATTTTGACTGATAATCAATCTTCGTGCTTCAGCTTGTAGCGATTCCTCTGTTAATAGATCATCAAAGTGTGATAATCTTGCAGCTTTTTCATCCTCCAAGGATTGAAGTAAGTTTGCTTGTTCTGTTTTATATTCTTCTGCTTTAAGATTCGATTGTTCTGTAACTCTATCTTTTTCGATTTGAAGTTCTTCTCGCACAGCGTCCATTTTAGCCCGAAGAGATTGAATATAAATCTCTCGAGTTTGTAGAAGAAGCTCTCGTTCATGATCTGCAATCGCTTGATTCAATTCCTCTTGAATCTTCAATCTCGCTTCTGCTGTTTGTGCTTCAGACACTTGTTTCTTCAAATCTGAAATTTCTTTCTCATATGCTTGCTGTTTCAATGCTGCTTCTTCAGCATCGGTCATCGCATCGATATTACTAATTTGTTGTTTAAGATCAGCCATCTCTGCACTCGCCCCAGAATCTAAAGCCTCAAGTTGTGCAGAAAGACGATCATCGATTAATTGCAATTCCTGATCTCGAAGATTTTTTTGATTTTCAATTACGAAATCGTAATAATCAGACTCACTATCTTGTAGAGCTTCGTATTTATTTTTTAATGATCGAATAACAGCAGATCCAAAACTATCCAGACCCTTAATATATTCTTTAAGTCGGGCTTCAGCTTCTTCCTGAGCTTTATCCAAATCAATAACAGATTCTGTTGCAACTTCTGCACTTTCTGCATAATCCTCTAAGCTATTAGCAGTTTCGGTTAATTGCATCGCATAATTCTCGGCAGATTCTTCAGCTTCTTCTGTGACATCTACTGTTTGAGAAAATACAGATTTAATATCATCAAAAGTTCTACTGATTGTCTCTCCCATATCTCCGATCATACTTGATCCTGCGGAGGTCATTATATCATGCGCATGCACAGCAGCCGTTGCAGATTCTTTTAAGTTCTTTTTGGCGGTATATACAGCCTTTGCAGAGACGTCTACAAAAGCACTTAGCCCGCTCCTAAACTTATCTACACCAGCTAAGGCCTTGTCAAATTGTTCACCAATGCCCGGAATCTTTGAGAAGGTCTGTAACAATCCTGATACGAAATCGAGAGCATTCCCCAAAGTTTTATCTAAAGATGCAGCAACTAGAAGTTGTAGGTTACTCATTACAAGATCTATACCATCCTTGACGGCTTCAAATCCAAATTTCATATAGTCCCATAGAGCTCCAAAGTAGACTCGAACGGCATCCCAATTATCTATAACTAGATATGCGATTGCGGCAAGTGCTGCTATTGCAGCCACAACAAGTCCTACAGTTGAGGTCAATGCGGCAAATACAACAAGTAGCCCTTTGACCAAAAGAATTACCTTACTTATAACTATCATAATTGGACCTATCGCCATGACAAGACCTACGAACGTTACAATAATTCCTTGTGTTGAATCATCTAAATTCATAAACCAGTCGACTCCTCGCTCGATCCAGCCGACGACTTGAATAAGTTTATCCATGACTTTGACGAGCATCGGTGCAAGAGCATCTCCAAGTTTTTGTGCCAATACCACTGCAATAACTTTGAACTGCTCCCACTGAAATCCTGCTTTATTTACGCCTTCAGTTACTTCTGCAAAAGCTTCACTCATCGCGCCTGCGGAATGGTACATTGCATCAAGTTTCATTTGGAAGGTATCCGCTTGCGCTCCTGTCAAAGCAAATACAGCCGTAAGAGCTTCTGCTCGACCAAATAATTCGGCTACAGATTCTGTGGTGCCATCTGTTGTTGTTATTAATTGCTCCAAGGATCCGACCATTCCCAATTCGCTGAGCATTGCTTTTGAATTCTCATATCCCAATATGCGAATTGCCTCGGTCATTCCCTCGGTAGGTTTCATCATCGCTCTCAAAATTGCGGCCATCTGAGTACTAACTTCTGCTGCTTTTCCTGTGACTCCTGTCAATGTTGCAAATCCACCAAAGAGTTCTTCGACTTCAATGCCTAAGGTTGCCGCAAGAGGAGTAACTCGACCAATACTAGACGACAATTCTGGAAATGTGGTTTGTCCCAACTTCACTGTTTGGAATGCCAAATCTGCAACTTTCTGAACTGCTGCTGCCGATGTATCACCATATGCTTTTGTCACCGCGGATGTCAAATTGATTGAATCTTGAGTCGAGGCTAATCCGGCTGCTGCAGCTCTCGCGTTAATACCAAGAATCACTGCCGTATCTGCACTATCACCAAAAGCTGAAACGACCTGGTAAAGACCTGCAGCTATATCTTTAGTACTTTTTCCCGTTACAATTGCCAGATCCTGTACTGAAGCTTTGAGCTCAAGAACTCTTTCAGTATTTCCAGGAATAAGGGTCGCTACATCTGCCATAGCAGCATTCATTTCTGATGAGGCTTTAAATGCGGCAGCTCCGATAGCCAGTAGAGGAAGTGTTACCCCCATAGTCAGTGATTTTCCGGTAGCACCCATACTTTTAGAAACATCGGTAAGAGTCTTGGATGCTGATCTCATTCCCTTATTAAAATTATCAACCTTAGCTCCAATCTGGACCCACATTGTTGCAGCTACAGCCACGATATCACTCCCTAAACGTTTTTCGTCGAGCCTTGCTCTTCATTCGATTTTGCATCTCTGCTTCTTTTGCATATCGAGCCTTCAATCGAAAAAAAGCTCGCCATTCCATAAGATCTGTCGATGTCATTTGTCGCAGCATCTTATCGACCGAGGCATATCCCAGAAGTTCTGCTAATTGGTATTCGAAGAATCTGTCTGGGTGGTACTCAAGTTTTTTTCAAGCACATCTAGGTCTTCATCTGTAACACTGCTTAATTTTTGAGCCCTGGAAAAAACTCGATCCATTGCAGCAGCAGATTTTTGACTTAATGCAGTTAAATCTCCCGCTGTAAACATCAGGGTTCCCGATTCATCGACAATTGAAATTGCCACAAATCTTGCCCTGATATTTTCTTTTTTCAATTCGACTTTCACATCACGTCCAGAACGTTTTGTTTCGTATAAGGAATTTTCCCATGCATCTTTCTGTTTTGCTGTTAAAGACCGAATTAAAACAAAACCACCCCACTCAGGCACTGAAATTTTTTCTGTCTTAATGTCATCCGCATTTAAGATTTCATCTCGTGTTAACATCTTTTCTTTTTCTCGTGTCATAGTTCTACCCTCCTATTTAGCCAAAAGCTACTACATTTCCATCACTATCTTGTGTTCCTTCAAAATCGACAGGCTCTTCCAAAACCCCATCAACTGCAGCCGACATCGCTTTTGAGTTGAGCAATGCCCAACATTTGACGTCGAATGTACCCGAAGAATCACTCCAAAACTCAATCACAACTGGATTTCCCGCAATAAGAGCATCATGGAAAGTTGAATCTGTACTCCCCCAAGATGCAAGACTTCCTGTAATATCTTTAATTGTTTGAAGCCTCGTTTGATATGCATGTGATTGTCCAAAATCTGTAATTATTTCATTGCCTGCCCCCAAAGTATACGCGTATTGATAGGCATCTGCCGCCGCCGTCAGTGGTAAATATGATGATGATACTTTAATTATACGAGCTACTGCAGAACCATATGTGATCGTTCCGGTCAATCTATTGACTGAGGAATAATCTGTTGAAGCTTCTGTCGGATATTTCGCAATCGTATCTCCATCTGTCTGACCGGTAATCGCGGTTACTGAAACATTGTCATCGTCAACATAGGTAACAAGTCTTGCAGTATCACTTCGGGACGTGTTGATGATTAAATCACCAGTCACGAGACCATGCGCAGTCATTTTAATATTCGTTGTTGTTGTGCCCGCCTCTGCTGAATCATTTGCATCAAATAGATGAACATTTACTGTAATTGTTCTATCTAAGACACGTTTTGCAGCCGCCGTAATTTGATATGTTAAATTACCTACGGCAGTTGTTGCTTCTCCTATAAACGCTGTAGCCGCACCCGAAATTTTAATTTGTGCGACTTTTCCGCTTTTTGCCATGTTCTCACCTCCCTATGATACTACTGATACATCTCCGTTACCGGAGACTTCAAAAGATATTTCTGTCGCACCGTCGACGTTCGTATTAATCGCAATTGAATCAACCTTAACAAGCTGTTTCCAACCGTTTGAGGCATCAACCAGAATTTGTACGTACAGGGTCGAGTCGTTCAGCCAGGCTGTTCGAATTGCAACTTGCCCGGTCGTGTCCAACTTATCCCAAAATCCGGAGAAGCTGTAAGCAATATCTTTGAGGCCTTGAATTCGACTACGATATGAATCACCGAATTCTGTGACATCAAGATTTTCACCTCCTGCATTCATAGCTAATGAATTTAATTCATCCACTGTGTAATACGTCGAATCATCAACACTAACTTCAACAGAAGCCGCTAAACCTTTTAAAGCCATCTCCTCACCTCCTTCTTATGGAACGTCTGTAATCGCACCAGTTCCTTCTAAATCGATTGAAATTTCAACAACGCCGTCGACCGCAGCATTAATGTTAAACTGTGATACTTTACACTGTTGATACCAGCCATTTGTACCATCGACTAGAAATTGAATATAAATTGCTGTGTCTCCAGACCATGCCGCTCTGATTGCAACTTGCCCATTAGTATCATCCTTGTCCCAAAAGCCACTAAGACTGTAGGATGCATCTTTAATTCCCTGAATCCTTTGTCGATATGAATCACCAAATTCTGTGATGTCAAGATTCTCACCTGCGGCGTTCATTGCTGCACTATTAAGTTCATCAATTTCAGTCCAATCCGATCCATTCGTACTTGCTTTTACTACTAGACTTTTACCTGCTAATGCCATGATTCTCCCTCCTTCCTCACTCGATTATTTTTCTTCCCATTGCTTTCCACAAAGCTTGCACTGATATGATTTTACATCATTCCCAAGAACACTCAAATTAAGTCTCTGATCTATGGGATGTGGGCAAGCCTCCTGCTGTGGCTGTTGAGTCTTCCTTTTTTCATCTTCTGCAAGCTCTTCTAAGATCGCATCTATCGATGATCTTGCAGCGATTAACAAATTTACAACTGTTCCAGTATTCATGACGTCAATCCTTTCCATTCAAATCTCATAATTCCATGCCTTAACTTCCCATCGGGACCAGTAATCGTGTTGGTTGTCTCACAACGAATGTATGTCGTTGTATATCCGGTCACTGTAAAAGTTACGTAATCTAACAAAGTCTCGATTCTATCAACTATCTCTAACACTCTTTTATAGCCCCATCGTGATCCATCTTGTGCATCAGAATCGTATATATGAAGTGATATGGTAATCTCTTTCCCTTTCTTCGAAAATGTATTCCAATGAGCTTCATTCGATTCCCCAATTTCGATATAAGGAAACTTCGTTGCTTCTGGAACCTTCGAATAAATACCCTCAACCAAATTCAATAGGGTTGAATCCGCATTTAAAACCGCATATATTCGTTTAAGAACCACATCAATTGCTGACATTAAAACCACTCCGGTTTCTGTATGCTCATTTGGCTATCGACGACTTCTTTTGTCACCGGGCACTTCGCACACTTATATTTATTAACCTTTGTCCAGGTCAACATTGCTGTCGAACCATGGGAATACGTGTTCCGTACGGTTTCGATTTGCTCGAATTGATGTACACACACTTTGGTTTTCGTGGAGTTCCTCTTCTTTCGAGTTGATTTCTTTGTTGTTGACATCTAAACACCTCCTAGACTGATAATTTTAATGCTTTTTCCAATCCGATAATATACTGTGGTTTTTCTGCTCTAAATGCTGGGTATAGAAATGGCTTAGGCTTCGTCCCCTTTAAGAAAATTGACCTACGAATTACATATTCTAAATTCTCCGGAATCCCCTTCCGCTTCATCCAATATATCAGGGATCCTGGAGGTGGGAAATACCTCTGATGTCCAGCAGCTGGACCTGTTCCGTGTTCAATATATTCTGCATAATCAGTATTTGTACCAATCTTCCCGCCGAGCCAGTTATTTATAGGAAGTGAGTCAATCGTATCACGGAGATGGCCAATATTAACCGAGACACTACTTTTTGCGCTTCGCTGTATTCTAAAAGAAGATTTTTTAGTCTGCAACTTAACGCCCGCAATACTCTTAGTCGAAGCACTCTCTAATGCTTGTTTAATATCTTTCTGTCCATATATAGCAACTCTTACTTTCATCCTATTTTAGCTCCTTCAAATCAAGTCGAATCTGCCTTCCTTGTTTATTAAAATCTGTAATATATAAAATATCATATATCAAGCTCCTATCTTTTAATCGATCCCTCTCTGTTATTGTCAACGCCTTCGGTTTATCGATGTATAGCGCGTGTGTAGCTCCTGGTGTTATCTTACCACCATATATTGATTCAGTTCCAGTATTTACAATCAAAACACCAGTAAGCTTTCGGAGGCTTTCCCAAACAAC